CGGGGCCGTACTTCTCAAACACCCTCATCAGGTCGCGATTGCCGAGCAACGCCCAGAACCGCTCGTAGAACTTCTTCTCTTCGTCGAGGCTGTTCACTTCGGCGCCGTCCACAGCGCGAAGATGTCCATGAACTCGACCTGATCTTTCGGCAGCGTGCTGATGAACTGATGGACGCAATTCGATCGCCCAGGCCCGTTGTCGTCCGCGTCGTGGAACAGCACCCGCCCGCAGCGCTTGGTGATCTCGAAATCGTTGCGCACCGTTTCGTCGTGGGCGCCGTCGATGAAGGCCAGATCGAAGGCAAGCCCCGCAACCAGCGCCGCCTTTTCTGCATCGTCGGCCACAAGATGCAGATCGATGTTCGCAACCCCGAGCGAGCGCCAGAAGGCATGACGGTCGAAGGCTTCGCCGTTGCTCTCCAGCTTGCCGCGCTTGAGATCGATGGTGACGACGCGCTCGCAGAACTGCGCGAGCTCGGCGGCGGCGCAGCCGCGATAGGTTCCGATCTCCAGCACCGTCCGGTAGCCTTTTCCGGCCAGCACGCGCTCTAACACGCCGCCGCCGTCACGGATTCGAAGCGCGCTCTTCCTCAGCGTTTTCTCGCCGTACAGCGCAACAATTCTTTCCCTCACGTTCATGCCGACGCATCCCCGCCGCCGTTGAACCCGACGACCGCGAAGCTCCATGCCAGATCGCGCTCGCTATGGATCACGTCGGTGAAACCGAGATCGGCGACCAGCCGCTGCATGTCGGCCGGGAACCACGAATGCAGATGCTTCCGGTTGTTCTGCGGCAGCCAATATTCCATGTCAGGATGCGGCAGGTAGAGGAACAGCACGCCGCCCGGCTTGATCCGCGTCTTCCAATGCTCGAGCGCGGCGACTGGATTTGGCAGGTGCTCCAGGCAGTGCGACGAAAACACGTAATCGAACGATCCTTCCGGCAGCGCCAGCGCGTCGCCGCCGTCGGCAAGGTCAACCGGGATGGCCCGGTGCAGCGGCCATTTTCCGGCACCGACGTCGATGCCCCTGCCCTTGCAGAACTGCAGCGCGATCGGCGCAATATACTGGCAGGCATTGCCGTGCTTGATGTAGTCCGGATAAAACCCGCCCTTGTATTCGAAGATCATGCCGCGCTCTTGGTCTGCATCGCATGCGACAGCGCAGCGTCGGTCGAGATCGGGTATCGCTTTGCGTTGTCGGCGAGCCAAGCGAGCTCGCGCTCCGGCATATGCCCGATCGGATCGCCATCGTTCTTGCGCGTCCACCGATCGCTGACATTGTGCAAGCCGGAGCGGAAGAAATCGAACCCGGTCAGATAAAGCGAACTGGGATCAAACGACAGCACGTCGAGGATCGCAGCGAAGCCGGTTGTCGGAATATGTCGGCCGAGCAGGTTGAACGACACCAGGAATTCTTCCTTTGACGGCACATAGGTGTCGCAGAACCAAAACTGCGCGCGGTGCTGATAGATCCAGCGGAAGTCGACGCCGCCGATCTTGTCGTTGCGGCGGTGCCAGTCCGATTCGATGACATGAGCGTCGGGGCACTTGCACAGACAGAGCGTCACGCCGTCGCGCCGGAGTTCGGCTGCCGTCTTGCGGATCGATCCGCCGAAGAAGCTGTAGAACACGTCGGTGCGACGCCCGGCGGCGGCGGACAGCCGGTAATTGTTGACCCTCACCACCACGTCGTGGCTGTCCACGAAGCCAGCCGCGTTGGCCAACACCCCCGGCCCGCTGCCGACGATGACCGCGGCGCGTCCCTCAAACTTGGCGCGGGCCTGCGATCTGCTCACAAAGTGCATCCACCGCCTCGGAAATCTCTTGCTGCGAACAGTCGTCGATCACGAAACGGGAGGACGCCAGATGCAACACCTTGCGCGGCGTGATCGCGCGCACGAAGTCGTGCTCCGAATTGAGACCGCGGCGCGACCACACCAGCAGCGCCGGTTTGCCGAGCGATTCCGCCAGCGGAACGATGAACGAGCAATAGCCCAGCAGCCCGTGCGCCGATGCCGCCAGATCAATCACGTCACTGACCGACGTCCGGTTCGCCAGATCGACATCGACCCCGGTAAACCGATAAAGCGGCTCGCCACACCCGATCTGCACCACCAGCGCCCGCCCACCGATGGTATCGATTGCGCACTGGATCGCGCGACAGTCCGGCAACACTTCGGCGCCGAAGCCATCGCTGCGCCCCATCGGAGCCCGCGGCAACTGCACCAGAATAATCGGCCTTCCGGCGCGGCGCAGGAGATCGACCAGACCAAGGTTACGAACCTTCCAATTCAGCCGCAACGCGACTGGCTCGCTGATGCCGGCATTGATGCAGCAATCCTGGAACTGCGTGGTTCCGGAAATGCTCTTGCGGCTGGTGTAATGCGCCAGCCGATCGATCCGGCGGCGGCGGAACGGTGACACCACCACTTTGCCGGCAAGCGGCAGGAAGACATCCGGCCAGGCCGAACAGACTTCGACGCGATAGCCCTTGCCGACGAAATATCCCACAACACTTTGCAGATAGAGGCTGTCACCCAGACCCATGCCGGAGCGAACGGCAAGGCGTGGTGCTACAGATGTGCGGTGTGAATCTTGCCGTTCGGACCCTCGGTTAACTGGAGCGCGATCGCCACGAGCCTGCGTGCTGCCAAACATCGGACCTGATCACCCTGCTCATGAGCCGTGCGGGCCTGCTGCAAAAACACTTCGGCGGCGGCAAAATCGATCGGCTTATCCGTCGCGGCGGCGGCGTTGTTCATGCGGAGTTCAGCGCCATCTCAAGATCGGTGAAGGGAACGAAATCAAGCGCCGAGCCTGGCGTGGTGTTGAACAGCCGGCCGGCGAGCGCCGTTTGCAACGCGCGAAACTCGCGGACCCACCTGCCGATATCGGGCGTCGAATTCAATCTGTCCTCGTAGCGATCGAACCAATGTCGGCGGCCTTCGACCTCGCGCATGTCGAAGGCAACGAGCAAAATCCTGTCGGGCTTGTGCATGTCGGCGATCTGCACCGCCATCGCGCCGGAGTTGCGGTGCGTGTAGACGTAACCCGGCCGGCCGTCATATCCGCTTGGGCCGACACGCTGCACAAGCAGCATGCCCTCACGCGGCGGCGGTGCCGCGGGATCGAGCTGAACCTTGCGATCGGGAAAGCGCGGCAGTCCGTGGCGCGCCTCCCACCACTTGCCGTCGCCGCCGAACGCTATATCGGCGAACCAGCACGGCAGCACGCTTTCGTTGATTGCGATGACGCGACAACGGTCGGCAAGGCGCGCCAGCGCGATGGCTCGAACTTGCTGGAGCGTCAACGACGGCCCGGTCGCCACGACAACAGCAGTCTTGCCGACCCACTCGGGCTTGGGCTCCCAGAGCTTCGCCGTCACCCGTCACCCCATGAAGGTTGAGACAGTCGAGCGGCGTTGAGCCTTCGCGGATACGGCAGGCGCCGGGGTTCCAGGCTTCGGCGCAGCAAGCTTCACGCTGTCGGGTGCCAGCAGATCGGGTGCCGACGCGCTTTCCGGGACGCCGCGCAGCTTCGCGAGCTGCAACCATTCATCCTCCGTCATGCGCGACAAGCCAAGATAATCGGCGAGCGCAAGGTTGTAGATGCGGCAATCGAGGAAGTGATTGGCACCGCGCTCCTTCCAGACCTTGCGCATCCGGCCGCGGTAGCGCTCGTCGGCGAGATATTCATTGGTCAACTGGACGAAATAGTTCTCTTCCAGCCAATCGCCATGATGGCACGCACCGGCCGGATCGAGCTCGGCTCCTTCCACCACGCGCTGCTTGCGCAGATCCGCGAACAGTTGCGCCTTGAGCGACCACGTCCCGACCGTCCAGACTGCGGCGCCCTGCTTGATCTTCTTGCCGCCGAGGTCGACGTCGACCAGCGATGGCGTCGAGATCGGTGGGCGCGGCCACCCATCGCCGCCCTTGAGGGCGAAACTGTTGGGCCGACCGCGACACCAGGCATAGACCACGTTGGCGCGGAAACCGGAGTCGACCCCGACCGCATCGGCGCGGCGCTGGCCGCCGAAGCTGTCCGGCCAGAGCGTCTCGTAGACCTCCGTGAGTTTGAGGAACGCGCCCTGATTCGGGTCCGATGTATCGCCGTCGAGCACCAGGGCATCAACCGTCCACGACTGCCGGTCGGACGCCCACGCCACCACCTCGACGTAGATCGCGTTGGCCTGCACGTCGGCAGCGATGGTGAGCAGCAAGCCTTGCGGCGGAATCCGTTTGCGCTGATAGGACTCGCGCAACGCCATCAGCCGCACATGGTCCGGGGCGTCGCCGACGTATTTATACGGCATGCCCAGTACAAGATTGCTGAAGTCCTTCTTGCCGCTTTCCGACTTCTGCGCCTTGAGCCAGTCCTCGGCGATCGCCTCGTAACTCATCATCAGCGAAATGAACGCATCGATGTGGAATCCGGGATGCCGGGGACCGTCTTCTTCGCTCGGTATCCACCGCCCACCGCGCACCGCGATGACGCGCTCGGCGTCGCTGATCATGTGCCCGCAGAAACATTCATACGCAGAACGATGCGGATGCGCCTCGTCGATCCGCAGCCGGTTGAACTTGTGCACGAACAGCCGCAGGCACTCCGGACAGGTGCAGTTCCACAAGCGCTGATCAGAGCGCGCAAACGAGCGATCGATCCGGCAGTGGCCTTCGATCTCGGTGTCGCCGAGATCGACCTCCGGCGTGGAGATTTCCAGAATCTTGTAGGACTTGCGGCGGCGGAACGCGGTGAAGCGACCGAAGAACAGATTCTCAGGATCGGCGCCGGTCTCCAGCATCATCCATTTCGAGAGTTCGTCCTTGACGCCCTTCTTGATGGTCTTCGACGAGAGGTCCATCACCGCGTTGGCGTTCGCCAGATAGAGCCGGCCGCGGTTGAACACCTTCTCGTAGGTCGTCGACCCCAAACCCGACCGCGACGTCTGCGGCACGATCACCTTGCGCTTGATCCGCTTCTGCCAGGCATCGATCAGCGGCTGCAGCTTGCCGGAGTTGAGATCGCGCAGCGTGTCGATGCCGGGAACGGCGTACAGCGTATTGGCGGGCTCGCGGTCGGCGATGTAGAGGCACCAGGCGAGCGCCAGGATGGAGGCGCCGGACTGCTGCGACTTGCGGATGGTGACGAGATTGCACGGGTGCTCGTCGGTCAGGCAATCCGCGATCTCGGAGAGATACGGCGCGCCCTCCGGCGTCCACAATTCGCCGGCCTGCTCGCCGTCGACCAGTTCGATATTCTGCGCCAGCCACTGCGACGGCCGGATCGGAACCGGCGGCCTGATCTGCGCCGCCATCGACTGCGCGATCAGCTCGAGCGCCGACGGATGGCCCTGCAGCGGGCCGACATGCACGGTCATTGCTGGACTGCTTCGGCATCCTCTGCGGCTTCGGCTTCGCCTTCGTGGGACGGCTCATTCGCCAGCGCCGCCAACCGCTCGAACGCATCGGCGATCTCGCCGCACTGCCGGTCGGTGATGGCCTTGAGCAGCACCCTCAACCCGTGCACGCCATCGCGCGCGACCGCGGCGGCAATATCGTCCGCCGAATTGTTGAGCCGCTTGATGACGCGGACCACACCCTCGCTGCATTTCGCGGCGGCGTCGCCCACCTCGTCGACCCGGACTAACTGGCGGCGCTCTTCCTCGAGCTTGAGCCGAGCCCGCTCGGCCTCGGTCCATGTGCGCTGCCGCAGCGCCTCGTCGTAGCTTTCCGGCGATGCGCCGGTGTTTCCTC